TAAAATAAATAAAGCAGCCAGGATGCAAGCTCTACTTAATTACTCGAAGGTGCTGTTGCTTTTATCAAGCACGATTTTAGTGATGTGATTGATATCACCAAATGCACTCTGTGTTATGCGGTGTTCGACTTTAGTTACAGACGCGTATTCACCAGAACTATTGCAGATAGACTCCCTGTCATCACCGCGGAGGTCCTGAACATTAATTGAGTCGCCACGCGAGATCGGGCCAAATGGCGATTCAGAAGTTATTGAGATGAGTGGTTTATTTTCTTCTGTGCCATAAACAAGCAGATTATAGGTGTTTGGTGTTTTTTTGCTCATATGTAGTCCTTTGTAAAAGTTAAAATTAATCCACGGAGCCTGGCGCGCGGATGTTTCATATATGGGTGTAAGCTCATGAAAATCAATACCTATACTTGCACTTAGCATAGTAAGTTCGAGAAATGACACAATGTCCGACATCTACCAAATCACGCTAACAACCCAAACAGGCGAAACCTTCAAGGGCAAAAGATGTCTCGACCTCAGACTGAGTTGTTAGACGGTTTCGTTATGCTCGGTGCAGTAACGATAGAGGGGATGGGGCGACAGGGTAAAGCCAATCTACCTGACCGATCACGACATCGACGTTATGGACCGCGAGACGAAGGAAGACATCCTGCGTATAACAATGCGTGGCAGGCGAACTGCCAGAAGGAAACCAGAGCCTCGCAATATCGGGGCTTTTTGTTGAAGGGTTCTGGAGCATAGGATTGATAGAAAATTTGCTGAGGGAAGATTGAACCACTTCATACTTTAAGGATATATCCTACCTGATGGCCAGTTAAATTATTACCATCTCTAGTGCTGCATAACGCAGCGATTCTCTGGGGATATTAGAATGGCTTTGTATTACGTGAATACCAACAAGCAGTCCAATGGAGACAATGAAGTTCATGTTTCTGGTTGTACTTATTTGCCGTCAGAATTGAACAGGAGATATCTTGGTAGCTATGACTCCTGTTCCCCTGCTGTGACGGAGGCTAAACGTCTTGGTTACAATGCAAATGGATGTTATTTCTGCTGTAAGCCTTGTCACACAACCTAACTAAACCAAATCCCAAACCTATCGAAGGTCGCCAATGGCGGCCTTTTTTATTACCAGAAGAAGGAGAAGAAGCATGTTAACAGTAAAAGTAATGTCGCCTGGTGGCGGCGAAGAGATTCACGACGGTTTGAGCGTAGGGTTCAATCCAAAACAGCAAAGCATTGCAGTATCTGGTATGGACCAGAATATCTTCCTCAAAGAGGGAGAGGTTGCCTACGTGATGAACCAGAATGGAAAGACAGTTTCTCGTTATGAGCATGTGGTTCGTCAGTAATCATTATCAAGCTCACCAGCTGGTGAGCTTGATAATGGCATTAAAATTTATCCACTATCTGCCGATAACTATCTCATAAAAATAGATGGAGGCTTTATGGCGGATGTTATTTCAGAAATAAAAAAACACGGTAGTTATACCACCAAGACAGTTGCGGAAGGAAAGCAAGCTGACGATTTACTGGAAGATGGGCTGGTGACTATTACTCCGGGTGGATCAACTGAAGAAAATGGGGAAGTAGTGGTAAGGAAAAACTGCCTACCAACGAAAAAATTTAAAGATCACGTCAAAAAGAAAATCATCTAACCGCCTCAGGGCGGTTTTTTATTTTCATAAATTTGCCCATCAGAGGATAAAAATGCAGGTCACTATTGATGGTGTCCCGTATGCCCCCGCCTGCGCGATTTCATCGCGGATCGGCATTGCATTAACGACACACCAGCGCGCCGACGTTCTTAAACGAGCGCTCGAACAGCACATGAAGCATCTGCCAGCCGATACGCTGGTGGTTGTTATCGACGATGGTTCAAAACCTGCTGCGGTAGTTCCCGAAGGCGTGCAGCTGCTTCGCCATAATGAATCCCTCGGAATTGTTGCCTCAAAGAACGCCAGCCTGTCAGCCCTGATGGATGCCGGGTGCGAGCATCTTTTTCTATGGGATGATGATGCCTGGCCCATCGCCGATAACTGGCACCAGCCTTACATCGATTCACCAGAGCCGCATCTGGCTTATCAGTTTCTCGACCTGGCTGGCCGCAATAAGCTGAATGACCTTTCGGTACTTTACCGTGACGATCAGCATGTGGCGTACACCGGCCAGCGCGGCGTGATGCTTTATTACCACCGCAGCGCCATAGAGAAGGTGGGCGGATTCGATCCGGTTTATGGTCGTGGCATGTACGAGCACAGTGACCTCGCCTTGCGCATCCACAACGCAGGACTGACTACTTGGGCTTACGCTGATGTCGTCGGTTCAGAAAAGCTGATCCATTCTCTCGATGAACATGAAGCGGTGGAGCGTTCGGTATCGAAGCCAGACCGTCAGGCGCTGGTGGAACGTAACGTAAAAATCCATAACCAACGGCGTGATGCGGGGTTTACCGGTTATGTGGAGTACCAGCGTCAGCGTGACGTGGTTATCACTACGCTACTGACCAGCCAGCCCGACCCCCAGCGCGGTAAGAGAATGGTAGCCTCACCTGACATGTTGAGCGGGTGGGCGGCCTCGCTTCGACAGTGTGGCCGCATCGCGCTGGTGGATGAACTGCAGACGGCACCGGCAGACGTTGAGCTTTACCGCGTTCCTGACGTGAAGATGAATGTCTACTTCCGACGCTGGCTGCATATCTGGCAGCACCTGCGCGATCACCCTGAATACCGGTTCGTCTGGTGTACCGATGGTACCGATGTCGAAATGCTTCGCGCGCCGTGGGAAGAAATGGAACCCGGGAAGGTGTATGTCGGCTCTGAACCGAAGACCTACGCCGACTCCTGGGCGAAACAGAATCATCCTGAGCGTATCTATCAGGAATTCATTGAAGCGCACCGCGGCGATGTGATGCTTAACGCTGGTCTGCTGGGTGGCACTCGCGCTGATGTAATGGCGTTCGCTCACGGCATCATCCGTCTTTACTACCGGATCGAGAGTTATCGATTCTGGATGAAAGAACAGGCTGGCGCCGCGGTGGGTGACATGCTGGCGTTCGGTATTGTCGCGCAATCATTCGCCGACAGGCTGGTCACCGGCCCTCTGGTACATACCGTTTTCAAAACTGATGGTATCGGTAAGGAGGCCGCATGGTGGAAACACAAGTGAAGTTTGTTGTGGTTGGTCACCACTCAAGGATAGATCACGCACTATGTCTCGCTATGAGGCTGGATGCTCATCTGCTGATTGACTACGGTAATCACGGCGCTAACTGGAATCATCGGCGTGCGCTTGAGTGGGCAGCAGAGCAAACATGCCGGGTAGTAGTGTTGGAAGACGACGCACTGCCAGTACATGGATTCGCCGAAAAGGTAACGTATTGGCTGGCGCGCTTCCCTGACGACATGCTGAGCTTTTATCTCGGTACCGGCCGACCGCCGCAGTATCAGAAAGAGATTGCCGGAATGCTGGTGGAATCAGACAGAGTAAACGCTGATTACCTTGTTCTTAGCAAACTGATTCACGGCGTATGTTATAGCCCTCCTCAGGGCAGGCTGGCGCGCATGCTTAACGCATGGAATAAAACGCTGGCAGCTGATTACGCCGTCGGTGAGGCATTCGGTGGCCGGGTGATTTATCCGTGTTACTCGCTGGTGGATCACGCTGACCTCCCGACGGTTGAGCGTCACCCTGACAACGAACCGAGGACGGAACGCCGCCGCGCATGGAGACTGGCATGAACAAAGAGCCCCGCGTATATGGCAGCCGATGGGATAAGGCCCGTCTGCGTTTCCTGCAGCAGCACCCACTATGTGTGATGTGCGAGCAGCAGGGGCGCATTACCCCGGCAACGGTGGTTGACCATATCGAGCCCCACAAACTCAAAGATGCGCTTAAGTCAGGTAACCCGCTGGCCATATCGAAAGCACAGCTCCTGTTCTGGAGTAAAGAGAACTGGCAGCCACTGTGCAAAGCGCATCATGACTCAACGAAACAGAGAATGGAGAAGAGCGGCGCGGTAATAGGTTGTGATGCCAACGGCTACCCGCTCGATCCTGCTTCTCACTGGAGCACGTAATGAAAGACCTCATCATTGAATACCGAGACGGTAAGTTTGTTCAGCTGGCGATTGATGGCGTGGAGATGAAGCACGTAACGTCTATCCAGTTCTCCCACACCGTAGGCGAGAACGTACCGACACTGACCGTCTCAGGGCATGTGTGGTCAGAGTACGGGAAAGGCGGCGAGAAATTCGAACAGGTTGATAAACAGACGTCCTGGAATGATGAAGTGAAGCGGATAATGAATAAGTGAAATCATTTCATATGCAATGAAATCAAATGAGAACGAATCGCATCGGGGCAGGGGGGGGATCAAATCTTCAAAACCTTTGCCCCAAATGACCGCCGCCAAAGTTTGATTTTAACGCTAACCCGATTTTTTTAGTTTTAAGGTGTTGACATATGGCAGATAAACGAACCCGTTCCGACAGTTCGGCGGCAGCGGTTCAGGCCATGAAAAATGCAGCAGTGGACACCATCGATCCTCCGTCCCATGCAGGTTTGGAAAAAAAAGCCGAACCATTCTGGCATGACAATATCAGATCGAAAGCTCTGGACAGTTGGACGCCAGCCGACCTTCTGGCCGCCGTAGAACTGGCAAATAACCAGCTCTATATCACCGTTTTACGCAAGGATTTACGCAAAGAAGAACGCGTTCGCGGTGAGGCGCGAGACGAAGGGCTAATCAAAGACCTCCGTAAGCAAATTGTTGAACTGCAGCGAACCATCCTGGCTCAGCGCCGTGACCTGCAGATCCATTCCCACGCAACCAACGGCGAAAGCCGCGACCAGAAGAAACGCAACAAGAATGATCGTGATGCACGAAACACGAAAAGCGAGCATCAGGATCAGGACGACAACCTGATCGCCTTTCCCAGGCACGGATAAAAGACTATGACGCGAGGTGAGCGTGTAATAGCGTTCATCGAGCGCTATTGTATCGTGCCGGAAGGCAAGCTTATCGGCCAGCCAATGAGGCTGGACCCCTTTCAGAAAGAATTCATCCTGGCGGTTTACGACAATCCAGCCGGAACGGATATGGCGATCCTCAGCATCGCACGAAAAAACGGGAAGACAGGCTTAATTGCCGGAATCCTGCTGGCTCACCTGGTGGGACCAGAAGCGGTGCAGAACACGCAAATTGTCAGCGGTGCACTTAGCCGGGAACAGGCGGCCATCGTTTTTAACCTCGCGGTGAAGATGGTTAACCTGAGCCCAAGTCTTCAGGAGATAGTGCACATTACGCCGAGCGGTAAAAAGCTGATCGGCCTGCCGTGTAACGTCGAATACAAGGCTTTATCCGCAGAAGGTAAGACGACGCACGGCCTTTCCCCCATATTGGCCATTCTCGATGAAACCGGGCAGGTCAGGGGGCCTCAGGATGATTTTATCGATGCAATAACGACCGCGCAGGGGGCCCATGAGAGCCCGCTGCTGATTGTTATCAGTACGCAGGCGGCAAACGATGCTGACCTGCTGAGCATCTGGATTGATGATGCGATCAAATCGAAAGATCCGCACATTGTCTGCCACGTTTACGAGGCGCCAAAAGACGCTGATATCAGTAAACGCGAGTCCTGGCTGGCTGCGAACCCGGCGCTGGGAACATTCAGGTCAGAAAAAGACATGGCGCGCCAGGCTGAGAAAGCAGGCCGAATGCCAAGCTTCGAAAACACCTTCCGAAATCTCAACCTCAATCAGCGCGTTTCTACCGTATCGCCGTTTATCTCCCGCAGCGTGTGGGAGCTTTGCGGAGAGATGCCAATTAACACCCCAAGGAAGTGGTACGCAGGGCTGGATCTGTCAGCCAGGAACGACTTAACGGCGCTGGTTATCGCTGGTGAAGCCGATGATGGTGTCTGGGATGTTTTCCCCTTCTTCTGGACACCTCAAAAGACGCTTGAAGAGCGAACCAAAACGGACCGCGCACCCTATGACGTTTGGGTGAGAGAGGGGCTGCTGCGCACCACGCCAGGCGCTTCGGTGGATTACTCATTCGTCGTTGCGGATATCGCTGAAATTATCGGTGATTTCGACCTTACGTCGATGGCCTTTGACCGCTGGCGCATTGACCAGTTCAGGAAGGATGCCGATGCCATTGGGCTGAGCCTCCCGCTGGTCGAGTTCGGACAGGGCTTTAAAGATATGGGGCCTGCTGTAGACACGCTGGAGTCTCTGATGCTTAACGGGCGTGTGAGGCATGGCATGCACCCCGTATTAACGATGTGCGCTGTGAATGCGGTGGTGGTGAAAGATGCTGCTGGCAACCGCAAGCTCGATAAGTCCAAAGCAACGGGCCGTATTGATGGCATGGTCGCAATGACAATGTCCGTTGGTGCTGCTAATGGGGAAGTTACCGAACAGGGTGGTGACTTCGATGACTTCATTTTCCGACCGCTGAGCATGTGATGGAAGAACCTAAATACACGATTGACCTGCGAACCAATAACGGCTGGTGGGCAAGGCTGCAGTCCTGGTTTGTCGGCGGGCGTTTAGTCACCCCAAATCAGGGCTCCCAAACGGGGCCCGTTTCGGCCCACGGACACCTGGGCGATTCATCCATTAACGATGAACGGATACTTCAAATTTCGACGGTGTGGCGCTGCGTGAGCCTGATTTCAACGCTCACGGCATGCCTCCCGCTTGACGTTTTTGAAACCGACCAGAATGACAACCGCAAAAAAGTGGACTTGAGCAATCCGCTGGCGCGACTGCTGCGCTACTCACCGAATCAGTACATGACCGCCCAGGAATTCAGGGAGGCCATGACGATGCAGCTCTGTTTCTACGGTAACGCGTATGCACTGGTGGACCGCAACAGCGCGGGTGACGTGATCAGCCTTCTCCCGCTTCAGTCTGCCAATATGGATGTGAAACTCGTCGGGAAAAAAGTGGTTTATCGCTATCAGCGCGACAGCGAATACGCCGACTTTTCGCAGAGAGAGATTTTTCACCTTAAAGGCTTCGGCTTTACCGGGCTGGTCGGCCTGTCACCCATTGCTTTTGCCTGTAAATCGGCAGGTGTGGCAGTTGCGATGGAGGACCAGCAGCGAGATTTCTTTGCCAACGGCGCCAAGTCTCCGCAAATCCTCTCAACCGGCGAAAAAGTGCTAACTGAACAGCAGCGCTCGCAGGTCGAAGAGAACTTCAAAGAGATCGCCGGCGGTCCGGTTAAAAAACGCCTCTGGATTCTGGAAGCGGGCTTTTCCACCTCGGCAATTGGCGTAACGCCACAGGATGCCGAAATGATGGCGTCCCGAAAATTTCAGGTAAGTGAACTGGCGCGATTCTTTGGCGTACCGCCTCACCTTGTCGGCGATGTCGAGAAGTCAACGAGCTGGGGATCGGGTATCGAGCAACAGAATCTCGGCTTCCTGCAGTACACCCTGCAGCCCTATATCTCCAGGTGGGAAAACAGCATTCAGCGGTGGCTTATTCCTGCTAATGATGTTGGCCGCATTCATGCTGAGCACAATCTTGACGGCCTGCTGAGAGGCGATTCGGCATCCCGCGCTGCCTTTATGAAGGCAATGGGAGAGGCAGGGCTACGCACCATCAACGAGATGCGACGAACGGACAACCTCCCGCCATTGCCGGGTGGCGATGTGGCAATGCGCCAGTCGCAATACGTGCCGATCACCGATTTAGGAACCAACAAAGAGCCCCGTAATAACGGGGCTTAATTTTTATGGGGGCCGT